ATGACAGCATCCGCAAAACGCAAGAACAGAAATTACGCCGCCCACTAACGCGGCTGCTTGATGTCATGGCTCGATCATTAGAGATCGACCTTCCGGACGATTTCAGCTTCCACTTCAATCCATTGTGGATGCTCGAAGAAGCGGAGAAAGCGGACATTGCGAATAAAGACGTTACGGCCGTAAACGCTGCGTTTGAGTCTGGGTTAATTAGCCAGGCAACAGCGATGAAAGAATTGCGGCAGATGTCCCGCGTAACTGGACGTTTTACCAATATCACGGATGAAGACATCGCAGACGCAGAAACGACGATCCCTGACGCGAGCGAAATAGAGCAGCCAATAGAACCTGGTTCAGAGCCGCCGACAAAGAACACTATCGAGCCGAACAAAAAGTAGGTAGCGATGCGCACCAAGAATCCATGGGGCAACACTACCGCTGGGGAAGCTGAGTACGCAAGAGATTTACGCGGCATTGCTAAGGAAATTGGCAAGCTCATTAACCGTTACAACCCTACTGATATCTCTCAATTCCCTCTATTGCGTTACGCATTAGAAAAGTACACGGAAATTCTTAGACCTTGGGCCGCACTACGCGCCAAGCGTTTAGTAGACTTAGCCAACCGCAAAAACAAAACGGTGTGGGCTAAAGTCTCTAAAGAAATGGGCGCTGGTTTAAAACGCGAGTTACAAACAACACCAGTCGGCGCACGTGTACAGGAGTTAATGAATGAACAAGTTAAGCTTATCACCTCTCTCCCTAAGGAAGCTGGAGATCGCGAAAGAGATATTACGCTCCGGAGAAGTTGCCGCGTCACGTGCAACGCTTATTGCTCGAACCGAAGTATCACGGACTGCTACGGTTCTTACTCAAGCTCGAGCCGAAAGCGTTGGATCCAGCGGTTACATCTGGCGAACTGCACACGATCGCAATGTAAGACCCTCCCACAAAGCAATGGAGGGGCAATTTGTAGAATGGAATGATCCACCAACTTTAGACGGATTAACTGGACACGCGGGCGCATTGCCCAATTGTCGGTGCTACCCCGAACCCGTATTTCCTAAGGAGTTATAGATGCAGATTATGCTAAACGGTGCGCTCTACGAGATCGTAGACACTGGACCTTTAAATGCCGTTGCCGTGAATCTCGCAGCAGACACCGTACCCTCGCCTTCTGTGCGGGGTATTTATGTTGGTACAACTGGTAATCTTAAAGTTGACATGGTTGGCGGCCAAACTGGTGTTACATTTCAGAACGTAAGTGTCGGGTACTTTGCTGGACATTTTAGCAAAATTTATTCTACAGCCAACGGCACTACAGCTTCTAACCTCGTAGCTGTTTGGTAAGGATCTAGACAATGACAAACTGGAATGTCATCTACGACTCGTCCATTGCAAATGACTTTGCAACCACGCATGGGCCTGTTGCGGCTGGCGGAACATTAGTTAATGGCTGGACGGATGCAAACGGGAATGTTTGGACAACCGCCAGCGGAATACTTTATTCAACGCCAGATAGTTCTGGCGGTAGTAATTTCTTACGTGATTTTCTTTTTCGCCCCAGCAGTGAAAACCAAGCAGATGGACGAATAGTTGTTGATATTCCCACTGGGATTCCCACAAGTGGCCCGGCAACAATTCAAGCATACATGCGCCATAACCGAGGCTCGAATAGCACAGTTAATGGTATCACTGCATTTTTTACTGGTGGAGGCGCTTTTCAAATTCTGTCAGTGGCGGGCGGCGCAGTTGGCACCGTTGCTTCATCAAGTTTTACTTATAATACTGCTCATACCTACAGAATAGATTTTAGCGTCGTTGGAAACAATTACACAGCTATTTTAACTGATACGACAAGCTCGACGGTTCTTCAAACGCTGACGGGAACCTATACGGGAGTTAGTTCTGGCTCTTTTGCATTGGATTGCACAGCTTCTTCAACCATATATCCAAACGCTACGCGCGTGCGAACCTATTCATCCGGTGCCCAGGGAATGTCTTTAGGGACAAAAACAGGGAACGCTGGCTCAAATTATACCATGACCGTAACGGGTACGGGAACCACTTGGACAGCACTTACAACCTTTAGTGTTTTATCTGGCGGTACGGGCGCGAGCGTCACCACCAATAGCGTCAATGTAGCTGCCCAAACAGCCAATATCACAATCACTTCCGGGAGCGCCGCTGGAGTTCTTTTAATTGGCAACAGTACAGATAGTTCGAACGATGAATTTAGTGTGGCGGCACCTTCGTTTACATTATCTCCCAGCAGTTCTTCTACTAGTTCAACGACAACCGTTACAGCTACGGGTTCGCTTACAGCCTGGACTTCGGGAACAACTTTTTCAGGTTCGGGATTGGCAGGTTCTAGTGTTGCGACAAACAGTGTGAATGTTGGCGCACAGACAGCAAACTTAACAATCACCACGGGAAGTACCGCTGGAAATCTTACAGTTTCAAACAACACAGACGGCGCTAATGCTAACTTTACCGTCACCGCAGTTTTACCAATCACGGACGCTGGATTTTTCTGGTCTCCGAATAGTTGGTATAAAAATGGCTCTTCATACGCAATGTCCCAATGTGCAGCGGCTTATTTTTACTTTCAATCCACCACCCAAAACATGACATTAAAGTTTGACACATCTTTGCTTGGGTCAAATGCGCTTTGGATTAAATATTCCGTCAATGGTGCGCCGTTTGTTTTCCAAAACGTTCAAGGGCTATCTTCTTTGACGTTAGCATCGGCATTACCTGCCGGAACAAATAACGTCCGCGTATTTTATTTTTGCCGCACGTCCGCTGCCGATAGTTGGGGATCGTCAGGCGTTCTGCCTGTCAACGGCTTTAAAATTACGGGTATGGTTGTTGATGGCGGGGCGACAAGTTCAACGCCTTCTTCAATTAAGCCCAAGCGCATGATTTGTTACGGCGATAGCCGCGTTGAAGGTTATAACGACAGCCCGCCGACAGGACAAACCCAGGATGCAACATATGCAGCGGCGTTTGTGATGGCCGAAGGTTTAAATGCCGAATTAGGCTTGCGCGCTTTCGCAGGTATGGACTTCACTCTAGCGGGTGCAACAAACGTTCCGGGGATTTATGACCCTGCAAATGTGTCAACTTCATCGTGGAATAAATATGCTTTTGGCTTATCCATGCTGGATGGTAGCGGCCATTACAACGACCCGGTTGATTATGTTGTGATGTTGAATATCGGCGTGAATGGCCGCGCTGTTAGTCCAACAACAGAAGCATCTGCCGTACAAGGTTTTTTAACCGCTGCGCGTGCGGCTGCTCCTAACGCTTGGATTTTGCTTGGCACCGGCAGCTATGAGAGTTTACAGGCAACGGCATTTACAAATGGGATGGCTGCATATCAGGCAGCGACACCCGACACAAAAGCAGTGTTAATGGCAAATCCATTAACAGCCTATGAACAAGCCGCACTTAACATCAACAATAGTTCGACGACTTGGGGCTGTTCGATTGATGGCGTGCATCCGAATACATTATTCCAAGGACGCATCGGCGGAGCATACCTCGGTCAAGCGCAAGCTATTATATCTGCGGCTGGCGGTGGTGGCGGGGGTGGATTTGGCTCTAACGGAAACTTGTGGTTCTAAAAATGCTCGTAGCATCGATTAAAACAAAAGACAAAGCCGCGCGCGTAAAAGCTATTGCTCGCGCTCGCGCTGGAGACCGCAGCTACTACACAGTGGAGCGTCTGGGTAAGACTCAAACTTTAACGCCAGAAGGGTTCCTCCTGTGTACGGATGTTCCTATCGCACGCACAGGTACGTTGCTTTATGGCGAGGGGGAAACGCCGTTAAACGTAGGTAAAGACGGCATTGTAAAAATTGACCGCGACCCAGATGAAGTCTTCCGCAAGGAAACTCTGGCATCATTCGAAGGTAAACCCGTAACCCTGGAGCATCCAGATGAAGACGTAAACCCTGAGAATTTTAAAGAACATGTTGTTGGCGTTACGCAGAACGTACGCCAAGGCAAAGGAATAGAGGATGATTTGATCCTCTCCGATCTTCTTATCCAAGATAAGGAGGCCATAGATGCCGTCCGCGATGGCATATACCGTGAACTATCCTGTGGGTACGACGCGGACTATGAGCAAACAGGGCCTGGTCGCGGGAGGCAGTTAAACATCATTGGGAATCATGTGGCGCTTGTAAAGCAAGGCCGCGCGGGTTCCCGGTGTGCCATCCAAGACAGGAGAACTATAATGGCGAAAAAAGGTACAAAAGACCTGGCTGCTCGATTCCTCGATGCATTCAAGTCTCGTGATGCAATGGAGCTTAAAGAAGCTATGAAAGACGCAGGAGTCGACATGGACCCCAGCGATGAAGGCGAAGACAAGGACGGTGATACGCACGTTCATGTACACCTGAATAGCTCCGCTGCTCCAAAAGTTCAAAAGCCAATGGCTGATGAAAAAGAAGACAAAGTAGAAGATGAAGAAGGCGGCACAGAAGCTCTTATGAAAGAGATTCATGCAATGTTGACCAAACTTTGCGGCACTGAAGATGAAGAATACGAAGGTGACGACAAAGAAGAGGAAGGTGGTGAAGTGACCGATAGTGAATTCGAAGAGGGTGACACCTACGACGAAGACGAAGAAGAGGACAAAGAGCCTAAGAAGACCAAAGACGGTAAGTCTGTCGTTCGCGATACGAAAGCCCGCCTAGAAATTCTTTCTCCAGGCTTCCGCATGCCAACTCTCGATTCAAAAGACCCTAAGAAAGCACGTGATGCTCTGAGCAACGCCAAGCGTAAAGCATTGGACAAAGCTCGCGCAACGCACGACTTCTTAAAACCTATGTTGGGCCACGTTAAATTGAAGACCGCGACCAATGACACAATCAGTGCATTGTTCCTTGGTGCTTCAGAACTCGTGAAACAACATAACAATGCCTCTGGCGGTAATCGCTCAACGATGACTACCAAAGACTTCGGCGGAAGCAAGGTCACTCCCGCAGATATCAACAAAAAGAACGAAGAGTTCTGGTCTAACCGCTCAAAGTCAGCATAAGGAGAAACAAATATGACCATTTCAGCCCCAGTAAATTCATTTGTCCAACGGATGCCCGCAGGTATTCCGGGGGACATTTCTCGTAAAGAAGGCGCGATTGTAGAACCGCGCGCTGTCGACGCGACCAACCCACCCACCGCGTATGGTACGCTCGTTGCTGTAGACGCGACTTCCCGCAATATCCGTAAAATTCTAGCAGGAGACACAATTGCTCAAGCTTACGGTATGTTGGTACGTCCGTTCCCAATCAGCAATTTCAACACAACCGATGGTCTCGGCCAATCAGCCGTAAACACCAACTTCCCGTTGGATGTTATGAAACGCGGCTACATGAACGTCTTGTTAGGCGGTACAGCAGCAGCCCAAGCAGGTGGAACTATCTACATTCGTGTGGGTAACCCGAACGGTACAACGAAATTAATCGGTGGAATTGAAGCCGCCAATGATATCGGTGTAACCGCGACAGGCCCGGTGGGTACTGGTAACGGTACAATCGGAACCCTCAGTGCCGCCGACAGTACGTTGGCTGGTGTTTACACAGCGAAAGCTCTTACAGCGACTAACTTTAATCTACTTGACGCTGCAGGTGCTATCTTGGGTAACTTCAACACAGGTGTGACGTACACTGCAGATAATGGATTAACTCTGCGGATTACGGTTGGCGGTACAGCATTCGTAGCTGGAGACGCTTTTACAATCACAGTTGTGCAGAATACTTTCCCGCTTGCCGTACCAGCGACCAGCACTTACTTCACAGGCCCAGCTGATGCAAACGGCAACGTTGAAATCGCATTCCGCGCATAATAGAGAGAGGAAGAACATAACTATGGAAACCCAATTGATTAAACCCCCGGCGCTAGTTCGCGCCCGGACTCACGACATGGCTTTGACGTTTGACCGCCGCACCATCGACAGCACAGGTTCGTTCCTGGTTGGCGAATTGGAGCGTTTGGATCCTACGCTTCACGGCCCACTGGCCAGCGTAACCTGGTCACGTGATGTACCTCTGCGTGAAGACGTTTCGATCGCAGACGAAACCTCATCTTTCACTAACTCTACTTTTGCTGCTGTGGGTGGATTAAACCCTAACGGTAAAGCGTGGATCGGTAAAGATTCTACCCAGATTGCTAACATGGCGCTGGACATTGGTAAAACGGCTCAGCCTCTCATTTTGTGGGGTATGGAGCTGGGTTACACAATCCCAGAACTTGAGTCTGCACAGAAACTGGGTCGTCCAGTTGATGCTCAGAAACTTGAGGGTATCAAACTGAAACACAATATGGACATCGATGAGATGGTCTATATTGGCGACACTTTATTGGGTCGTTCTGGTTTAGTAAACAACACAACTGCCGTAGGTAACTTTACGACAGCTGTAACGGGTTCTTGGTTGAACGGTACCACCACTCCAGCTCAGATCCTGGCTGACGTCAACGAACAGTTGACTTCAACCTGGGCACAATCTGGTTGGGCTGTTTGTCCGTCCGAACTGCGCATCCCACCTAAACACTTCGGCTATTTAGCTTCTACTCTGATCAGCTCAGCGGGTAATCAGTCTATTCTTGAATTCATCAAGAAGAACTCGATCTCTCTGTCTATCAACGGTAAAGAGCTGAATATTCAACCGCTTAAATGGTTGTCTGGTCGCGCTGCTGGTGGTACACCATTCGTTGACAACAACTCGGGCCGTATGGTCGCGTACACGAAAGATCAATCTCGTATCCGCTTCCCAATGGTACCGTTGCAACGTACTCCACTCGAGTACCGCAGTATCTACCACCTGACCACGTACTTCGGCCGCCTCGGTTGCCTCGAGTTCGTGTACCCAGACACCATCTCTTATCGTGATGGAATCTAAGGAGTAACAAATGGCAAAGATCCTTGTCCATACACCATTTACGCTACAACTACCTGATGGTTCAGTGACCCCTCGCTATAAAGCGGGGGTTCATGAAGTTGAAGATAGAGTCGCGCAACATTGGTTTACAAAACATCATGCCGATGTTATGGAAGACGAAAAAATGGAGGATTCTTATGATGCGGATGAAAGCACGGTTGATGACTCAGCAGGAGTTGAGTCAGAAGATGAGAGTGAAGAATCTGAGTCAGTTGATGAAGACGCTGAATTGGAAGATTCCTCAGACGAAAATGAGGCTGATGAGGCACCCGTAGAACAACCTCGTCGTGGCCGGAGAAAATAGTGACTATCGCCCCTAGTGACTTTGTAGCAATATTCCCCGAGTTCGGGAACGGCACAACATACCCAACGGCGCAGATTCAATTTTATCTGAACCAAGCGTATGCAATGCTTAATCCTGTTCCTTGGGGTGCGTTACAAGATCAAGGGGTGGGTTACTATACTGCTCACAACCTTGCGATCGCTCAGCAACGCCAACTCTCCGCAACAGCGGGCGGTGTTCCTGGCGCTTCGCAAGGTATGACTTCTAGTAAATCCGTCGATAAAGTTTCAATCAGCTACGACACGCAAGCGATTGCGCTCGAAAATGGTGGACTTTATAACCAAACGACTTACGGAATCCAGTTCCTTACGCTCGCGCGTATGGTTGGCTCCGCACCAACGCAAATTGTAGGCAGCTGCGTTGGCGTTAATGTTAACGGCATTGGTTGGAGTGGAATTTGCTAGATGAAGTCCGGCGTTAAAATAACCAAGGACAACACAAAAGAGTTCTACAAGGCTGTCGCGGAATTAACAACTAAGCGTGTTTATGTAGGTGTTCCTGCTGCTGAAGGTCAAAGAACTGACAGTCCAGTTAATAACGCCACAATTGGTTACGCAATGGAGTACGGGTTGCCTGAGCAAAATGTCCCCGCCCGCCCGACACTTCTCCCAGGAGTTTCGCATGTCTTGTCTGAGATTACGAACCTTCTTAAACAAGCCGGAACAAAAGTTTTGGGTGGCGATTTTGATGCTGTCACTCGCGCCTTTACTCGGATCGGCCTTGTTGCTCAAAGCGCAGTACGAGACCAGATTACGAACGGACAGTTCGCCCCCCTCTCCGAACGAACTTTGGCGGGAAGAAGAAAAAGAGGCAACTTCAGTGACAAGCCTTTAATCGACACGGAATCATTCCGTAAATCGATTACCTACGTTGTATTGGATAAATAATGCCACAAATTGACGTCACTGATTTAATGTACGACCCCGACTTCTGCGAGCAGATTACGCTTCGGAGAACATCGCAGGTCGTAAACAGCAATGGGTACAATGTTTCAACAGAGACCGATAGTACGATTACCGCAATCGTAATGCCACTAGATCCGAGCTTTTTACGCGACCCAGAAT